GATCATCCCAGTTATAGCGGAAGTTTACCCATCTACGCCCGCGTCTGTCATAGCGGACGGTCTTAACGTCGCTCTTAAGCCGCGCATCTGAGAACATGCCAGCAGCACCCATGGAACCTATGCCGCCAAGGACTGAACCTAGCGCGCCAAACATATTCGGAGATTCCCTGTTCGTGCTTTGCGATGAAGCAGGGATGAACCCGAGGGAGCTATTCATAAGCTGCTGCATCTGCACGGGGTAATTGAAGCGGCGCAGATATTCGTTGTAGAGCGCGTCAAGCTGCTGCTGCTGCAAGCCCTGGTTATAGCCGCCCGTCGCAAGCAAGTTTTCAATCCCATTATTCCAGATTGAAGCTTGCGTATTACCAAGATTGCCGAGCGAATTAGCGGCGTTGAGATTAAGCCCAGCGGCGGATATTCCCGCTCCTTGGTTAGCAAGACCTGCGCGCAATGCCGCATCCTGATTAGATAGAGCCGCCGCGTTCAACGCGCCAGCGTTAAACAAGTTAGCCTGTTGCGCGTTTCCGGCGTTGAACTGACCGGAATTATTCAGCGCACCGGCATTAAACAGACCGGCCTGTTGCATATTCGCGGCGTTCGCAAGGTTGGCTGCCTGACGATTCCCGGCGTTAAAGCGCGATGTGTCGGCAAGCAATCCCGCATTGAACTGGTTATTCTGGATCGCATTGCCCGCGTTGAATTGGCTGTTTTGCAATGCGTTCGAGGCGTTCGCCAAGTTCGCGGCTTGCGCGTTCGCGGCGTTAAACTGGCCCATGTTATTGAGTGCGCCAGCGTTGAACTGCCCGCCAGCGTTTAGAGAGCCTTGGTTGGCGGCTTGCGCGGCTTGCGCCAAATTGGCGTTAAACTGGCCCATATTGTTAAGAGCGCCCGCGTTATATTGGCTGTTCTGGATCGCGTTTTGCGCGTTCGTAAGCGCTGCCTCTTGCGAAAATCCGGCGTTTGCCAGATTGGCTTGATTGGTAGCGCCCGCCCCAAATTGGGCGGCGGCATTGGCGGCGGCTTGATTTTGCGCGTTCGCGGCTTGCGCAAGATTGGCATTTAGCGTGTTCGCGTTATTGATCGCGCCAGCGTTGAAAAGGCCCGCCTGTAGATTGTTTCCGGCGTTGAATTGCGCGCCCTGATTTGCGGCTTGCGCGTTGAACAGGCCCAACTGTTGCGCAAGGTTAGCGTTCTCTTGCGCCCTTTGGTTCTCATTTGCGGCGTTAAATTGCGCGTTCTGGATATTATTTGACGCATTAAAGCGCGAAAGGTCTAGCGCGTTGCCGGTATTAAATAGCCCGGCCTGTTGCGTATACCCGGCGTTAGCCTGATTAACGGCATTTTGCGCCGCCGCGTTTGCAAGCCCGGCCTGCAATCCGCTCGAAGCGTTGAACTGATTGAGCGCGTTAGCGTTTGACGCATCGGCAATACCGGCTTGCTGCCTGTATCCCGCGTTCGCGAGATTAATCGCGTTTTGCGCTTGCGCGTTTGCTTGGCTATTCTGCAAGGCGTTCGCGGCGTTGAATTGGTTTGCGCTATTTTGCGCCCCGGCATTGAATAGCCCGGACTGCTGCCCATAACTTGCATTCTGGCCTGCTACGGATAAGTCCGCAGCTTGATTTGCAGAACCGGCCTGTAAGAGCGCGCTTTTATCCTGACCCAGCAGGTCCGCCGCCGTATTGAAGCCAGCAGAACGCAATTGCGCCGCAGTTTGCGCCGCTATGCGCCCGTAAGCCTCGTTGGTTAGCGCGTCCGATACGCCTTGACGCGATCCGCCAAAAGCACCGGCCCGCGTGTAATCAGATGCATTCTGATTAACCGCGCGCTGTCTTTGCAGATCAATGTCGTTTAACGTCGAGTTAATAACGTCATTCGTGTACGGGTTCTGATATTCGGAGATATTTCCTAACCCTGTCTGCGCGGTCAGGTTCCGAACATCGCCACGATTGATCGACGATTGACCGGCAAGCGAGGTATTGGCTCCGGTGTAATCCGAAAGAGATGCGGGCCCGGCTTGCGCGGCTTGCGCGCCGGTAAACGCTGCCGGATTAAATCCGGCCTGAATGGCGGGGGAAATCTGTGCCGCCGATGCGGCTGAATACTGTGCGGGATTGTAAGATGAACGCTCTACCGGTCCGGCTGACGCGCCCTGAGCCTGAGAAATTCCAGCTGGTGAATAGGTCAACCCCGCAAAGGGATTGGCGCTCGCGGCTTGCATTTGGGCCGGGGAATAGCCGCTAGAAGGTGCGGCTTGCGCGGCTTGCGCGCCGGTAAAGAGCGATTGCGCGGCAGGCCCAGCCTGAGCGCCGCTGATCACGGCAGGATTAAATAGGGACGCCTGCCCGGCGTTCGCCGCTTGGAATGGGCTGTAACTGGCTTCCGCGCCTTGAGCCAAGCCCGGCAATCTCATCTGAGCCGCGCGTGCCATGGCAGGACTGGCTAAAGCCGTGTCCGTAATCATGCCGGGATTGGCGGCATACGCGCCAGCCTGAGGCGCATCAATCTGAGGCGCGCGGAAATTGGCGACGTTCTGCGCCGCATCAATGCCGGATTGAATTGCGCCGTAGCCTTGCGTCGGCGAATTGATAGAATACTGGCTCGCCAGCATCGTATTATAATCGGCGGGCGCAGTTAATTGCCCGGTGTATGCCTCAAAAGGACGATTAGCAACCGCGCTCGCGTTCTCAACGCTCTTTTGCAGATAGGGCCAAACGCGGTTATCGATGCCGGAGCTAGTAGTTGACGTGCTGCCGCCTTTGCTCATTGCTCTACATCCTTTGAAACAGTCACCCAGCGTTCGAAATAACCAATATCCCTAAGCGCTCTTACCCATCCGCGCCGCCCCGATATATCTATGCGGGCGCATCCCAACAGCTTTGCCATGCGCACTAGGTTTTGATCCGTCGATTTGATTTCTTGCAAGTCACCGCCTGCAAGAAAGACATGCAAGGCATGCTTTCTCGGGTATTCCGTGCGCTCCACAACTAACGCGCAATTCTCAAGCGGTAGGAGCGCAAACCTATCCGCCATAACACCGGCGCGGATGTCTTCAATCGTGTGTGTACCGCCTGAATATTCTAACGCCGCTTCAATCCATTTTTTGCAGCGATCAAACTCAGACTTCGTATCCAAGCGCCGCCGCCAATGCCCTGTGGGCCGAAGACCTTTCTGTAATCATCGCGATCTTGCCGTCTTTTACCGGAACGTCGCAAACATCTGAGCGGCCATGAAGAATAAACCTATAATTCCCATTGTCGCGGACAAACGCCAAGCCGCGCGCCGCCCAGTCCGTTTCGTCAACGTCCGCAATAATTGCCATTTCACGCCGCCGCCGTTGTAAGGTTTCCCGCGTTATCAACTTTCAGATAGTAAAGCGTTCCGTTAGGGCTTTTAAGAATGAACCGCTCCCCGTTTTCTAGCCGTATGTCCTGTAAGCGTTTCACGTTCTTGGCGTCTTCCGACATGAGCGCGTTTCGCATGTTGCGCTGATCGTCTGGGCTGTAGTCGGGCGGCGGAGACGGCAGGTTCATCGCGTTCCAGCCCCCTGCACCATCAATCTTGGCGTGCCGAACCGCCAGTTAGTAGTTGCCGATCCTGTAACTACCAATTCAGCTTGTCGCGCGGAAAAGCGCAAATCGCATTTGCCAGCACTCGTTAGCGTGTTCTCGTCAAGAGTTGTTTCGTCCGCATTGGGATAAAATCGCGTACGGAAGCTTACAGTAACATCCCCTACCGTCTTTTCGTCCGGGACAATGCCCAAAACTTCCATAACATTGTCACCAGCGCCAAGCTCAATAGGCCCAAGCCTGCCATAAGGCGCAGACGATGCCCCATCATATGCATACCCGTTTTCGTGCTCATAAACATACCCATCGGAACCAATCATGAAGGGATTTTTGAATATGCCTTGATCGCAGGCGGCCAAACGGACAATCGACCCCATGCCCCAACAATTGCGTCTATAATCCCAAAAAACATAGGCGTTGTTTTCGCTCGCGCCCTCGCGCGGGTAAAACCACCAGACCTCACCATTCGTGGAATTGTGAAACGATGTAATCTTAGAGCGTTGCGGCTGAGATAAGTTCCGTAACAGATCGTCCCAAACATCGCATTGCAGCGCCTGCCCTGCACCGTTGTATAGCCAGAAGCCGGAATTGCTCCACCAGACCGCCTGTTGCCCAATGATGGCAACGGCCCCTTTAGAAATAGCGCCGCACCCAAAACCGACAGTTCTTCGAGAATAAACTGCTGGCAGTCCGATATAAGAAAACGCATGAGCATCAACGTCTGTGAGAACGAGAACTTCATCCCTAACAGGCCGCCCGCACATGATGCGCCCGACAGGCAAATCCAAGTCCCCGGCCTGGTTAGTGCTTGAAGGCGTCCATACCGTATTATCCTCTTGGTCGGACCATTGGACCTTTCGCTTATTTCCACCAGCGCCTAGCGCAAATAGGAAGCGCTGCGGCGTGCATACAACGCCTGAGCATGACGTAGGTGCACCGCTCACAACTTGCGCCGGTGTTGCCGTGTCTAGCGTCCACTGGAATATGTGCCCATCTTCCGGCATGCAGCCGTTGATATATTGCCCCCATTGCGTCAAATCCCAAACAGACGCATCAAGAGGAACGCCGCGATCCGGCCTTGCCGTCCCGTAAGTGTACCCGCCATAGGGACCGTATCCGTAACCCGTAGCCGCAACCGCATTTGCACGGCCTGCCGTAAAGGGGGATGGCGTTATATCAAACAGCGTACCCGCAGCATTCATCACATAAAGCTTTGAGTGCGTGCCAATGGCACACCATCGCGTTCCGCTATCGTCTCGCCATGATTGCATGGCGCGTGCAGAACCGGTGAGCGTGCTCTTTGAGTATTTAAGCCACCCCGGAATGGCCCCTAAAGTCCCCTCGCCATACCACCTAGTAAGGCTTTGATCGTACCACCGCCCACGGCTGCCGTATTCGGTTCCGTTTTTTACAATTCCCGGTTGAACCTGGATCGGAAATAGAGCCATGTTAATAGCCAGATATTACGTTGAATGTCCTAAACTGACGCGGGACATCCGTCCTGAGAGCGCTATCTCTGCTTTGATTTTCCTTGTCCTGGATTTCCTTTATGGCGCGATCTGTTAGAGCCTCAAAATCAGACGTCGCATTGTCGTTCCGCAGATACTTAAAACCCTCCGCCACGCTCGCGTATAAGTATGCGTCGGGGTGGTTTGTGAGGAGCCAATTCGTTGTAACGCTGTTTGTCAGCGCAAAGCCAAGGTACATCTTGAATAAAAACGAGTACGCGCTATCGCACGGCCTCTCAAATGCAATGTTAGTGTTGTCTATGGTCCAGTACCTGGGCTCGCTCTGTGCAGTGTAAGTTTCCATCCTAGACCGCACGAATGTAAGCGGCTCACGCCCAGTTGTCCTAACGATAAAAAAAGAAATTGGCGCAACGTAGCCAGATGGAACGGCTATGGTACGAGAGCCAACAACCCCCGTTAGAGTTTCGTCATCTTCCATGACGCGAAGGCGCAAGCGTCTATTCAATCGAGATTCGGCAAGGGCAATGAATTCGGGAATGCGGGAAGACAAATCGGTGCGGTTAAGCCAATTACCGACCGCAGTTTGCAGCTCGCTATAGGTCGTAATCGCCATATCTTAACCACCTCAGTTGTTAAAAAGATGGCGCACGCCAACTGCCCGGAAGCGCGTTGGGCTGTCAGCGTGCGCCTAGTTGGAGGAGGCTTAGTTATTCGCCAATCGGCAAGCCAACTGCGGCCTGATAGTCTTGTAGCCATACAAGACATCCAGGCGGCACGGGAACTTGTCGTTAGTCACGTCATACTGGCGAACAATGCGCATGGAAATGCCGTCGAAGACTTCCCGAGCGGAAAAGTCAACGCCCTTCGGCATAACCAAGTCAGCAGTCGCGAACGCAAACGCGTCCGTCTGGTACGTCATCGAAAGGCCGTAAGCTGTCGATGCCGTGCCATACTTCTTGATTGCCGTGCTGTTAGTCGGAGAACCGCTAACATTCTGCGTTGCGCCAGACGTGATGATTGACGGGCTGATATTGATGGTGGTGCCGCTGCTTGCAACGTCTGCCGTTACAACAAACTGCTGGGCAACACCAGTATCGGCCTTCGTTTCAGGGTGAACGCGATTTACGCCCGGAAGCGTAATAATATCGCCAGCCTTTAACGTCTTGCTAGAACCGTTCGTGACCGTGATGCTGGACCCGGTTTGATTTGCACCGTTGATGGCGATAGTTGAGGAGTTGGCCGCGACTTCAGAGCCTGACGTGTGGGTGGGCCACAACGTATTTTCGTAGAAATCGAAGCCAGCAGTCCGCCCCATCATTCCTTCGCGGTATTGCTCCGAGATTTCATTTGAATCTTGGAACAAGCCCTTGAGCGCATCAACCAAGTCAACTTGGTCTTGCGTGCAAAGGTTTGCGTATCGCTTCGTCGTCGGGGCTAGATTGTCAGTCAGGATTTTACGCGCGCCAAGCAACTTTGCGAACGTAATAGCCGAGCCAACATTGCTGACCTGATTGTAAACGTCCTTGTACATGCTCATAGCGTCGGATTCGATGTTCGCCGCAAGAACCGACATAGCCGGATCAAGAATGCGGTTAGAAAAATCGTCCAAGCTTAGGGTCAGGTCGGAGGACGTAAAGTTGAGGTCAACGCCCTTTTGCGTCGCCACCTGCAAGGACACGGACGTTTCTGTCGTGTCTTGCGCTGATAACGTCGCCCCGGTTCTAACTGTGTATTGATTGGGGAGACGGATTTTCAGCGTGTCGCCGATCTTTGCGCCATCGCGCGCAAAGCTATCGTCATACTGGCGGTTGATGGAACCGACAAAGTTAAGCTTTTGATGCAGGATCATAAGCGCTTTGCGCGTTACCTGCGTGGGAGTGAGGATTGTGTTAGCCATTGTTTTAGCCTTTCAGCGGGTTGGGTTAGCGCCGCTTGGCAGTCCTCTGCATCTCGCGCTTCATCCACTCCTCTGTGCTAAGTCTATCGCCTGACGCGTCCGTAGTTCGGCGCGCGTTTGCCTGCGATGAAGACCCTACAGGAGAGACTGGCTTCGCTGCGTCAGTCGCAAGGGACCGCTTTAACGCGGCAAGTTCATTCGCGGCCTGCTCGTTCACGTATGCCCGGTGCACAGCTACAACCAATTGAGGGTTGGCGTTCAACAGCTCAAATTGAGCTGGTGTTAAGCCGAACGACTTTTGCCCATAATCGGTAAGCGTCGGAATCAATTGTGGCGACCAGTCCTTAATCTCTCGCGTCAGATGTTTTACGGTCTCATCGACTTGTCTGGCGCGCTCGCGCTGCAACTCGATCCCGTAATTCTGCTGCTTCTGCTGTAACTCATTTTTGGCTCTATCCAGGTCCCGCCTAAAGTTATTCATTTGCGCAAAGTGCGCATCTGCTAGGGCTGGGTCTTGCTGTCTGAGCGCAGTCCAATTTACGTTGTCGTATTCATTAAGACGTTCTTGCAGAGTGTTTATTTTCACAACATCTGCAAAGTGCGATTGCTGTTCCCTGGCGCGCTGATTTGCAGCCTGCTCTAGCCGCTCAACCTCTCGACGCCTTTCGGCAACCTCTTGCGTCTTGCGTGTGTAGTCCGCTTGCATCAGGAAGCCGCCCTTTAACGGCTTCGGCACGCGATATTTTTTGCCCTCATATTCTATGTCGTCCATTTCCTCCGGACGATTTTCAACGGCTTCTTCGGAAAGAGTGTCATCGTTAACGGCTTCCGCTTGGGGTTGCGGGGAATCGGTCCCCGTCCCCTGAGGAGTAGCCTCAGAGCCTGACTGCATTTTGTTCCTTTCTTTGAGGGAAAAAATTAAATCGGGTAGGTTGAAACCATGCCGCGCCGCGCTTCGGTAACAACCTTCATGCGCTTCGTCTCAGCGTCGTAGGCGTCAACCTTCAGCTTTTCTGCGTCGATGGTCCTATCTTGCTCAGTGGCTTTGAGTTTGGCGCTTAATTGGCCAATCTCCTGTTGCAATTGTTGTACGTACTGTAAGACACGCGGATCAAGGCCGCTCTGTGCCTGGCTCGCGTCGTTATGCTGGCCAGATCGAGCGTGCGCCTGCATTTGCATGGTCTGGAAAGCCGAAAGCCGCTTCGCGATTTCATCTGCCCCTGGCCAATCCAAGTTCTTAGCCAGCAGATCGCCAATCAGCGGCGCAACGGCAGGATATGCCCTGATTAGCTCTATCATCTGAGACGCCGCTTCCTCCCGGCGCGTGGTAAAGCTTGGTCCCGTCTCGACTGTCAAATCGTATTTGCCGACGCCTAAATCATATATTCTCGACATCATTAGGCCGGTGTTAGGGTCCTGCGCTGGCGCACCATTTTCCCCAATAACCGGGACCGGTGTGCCGAGCGGCACGTTTGCCGCCTGCCCTTGGGCACCAAGAACGCGAACAACACGTTGACCGGAATAAACAGTCGGAATGAGATCAATCAGAATTCGCCCCGTGTGCTCAATCGCACGGGATAGGTTGTCTATAAAATGAAAAGTCGATATGTCGCCCTCACGCTGTCTTGCCAGTATCGCACGCCCGCTCGTTTCATTGGAGCGTGCCCCGAGGGATGCGTCATACATGCCCATAATAGACTTAAGGTCATCGGAGGCGTTGAGAGCCTCTTGCAGCGCGCCCGCCGGAATTCCAGCGAACGATTGACGCTGCGGCGGTATGTTCCCATCGTAGCCGATGTAGGCGTGCGATTCAGAATTTGCCGAAACCCATTTATGTTGCTCTGTTTCAAACGCAGACACTGGGCCTATAAATGGTGCCTTTGGCGCTAGCGCTACTAGCTCCGTGCTGGCAGACCGCCAATAATTAAACATCCGCTGCGCGTCCTTGGTGTCACGGATCATTGAGCGGAAATATCTGCGGCCCTCTACGTTGACCTCTTCACCGTAAACAGGAACAATAGGAATGTAGCGTCCGGCCCATTTCTCCGGACCCTCTAAAACCTCCGCCCCTGTCATAAGTGAGTGCGTTACGCGGTAAGATGGAACCTTGCGCGCACCAACGACAACCGCAGCCGCATAAACGTCACGTTTATCGTTAAAAACATCCTCGGGAACCATTCGTTGATCGGCGAGCAATAAAATCGTGCGCGCAACCTTTTCGCGCCGCCAATATCGCGCAACGACGATCTTTTTACCGTCAGCCCAGGGCTGCTTCATGCCCTCGTAACCGGACTGCTCCCAGCTGACCTCTTGCGCTCCCTTATATTTTCTGCGGAACTCCTCGCGCGTTAAAAGCTCGGTGTCGAACGCGATGTTCCAGTCTGAGGAATCGGCACCATCGCTGTAAGGGTCGCCGTAGATGCAGAATGGGTTCGAAACGCGCTCGATCAATAGGTCAAGATCAAACGTATCATCACACGCATATCCCGTGTTGACGCGCCAAAAGCCCCAGCCCATTGTCACGGCAAAATCAAGTGCCGTGTCGTACGCTAACGGGGCGCGTGATTGCGCCTCGATATTACGTATGAGCCCATTATATATCTCCGCGGTATGTGGGTCCGCGTCTGAATCTGACGGATGCACCTTGATCGATGGCTTATTCTGCCGCGCATCATTCACGACTTGCCGGATAAATGACGGCAGCCGGTTGATCGTTAAGCAGGGGCGTGCGTCCTTGTCGCGCGCACGCTTCACGGCGTCTGGCCACTGTTCCCCTAATCGCGCGAAACGTAGATCGTCGAGCGCTTCCGACCTATTGTCCGCCTCGTGCTCAACGCACGCCGAAAACTGCTCCTTGGCATCTGAGATCGCGTCTTTTTCAGCCATAAGACCTCACCCCATCCAAGCACCAGAGCCGGAATACCGTTCAACGCTCTTGGGCTTCACCCCGACGCGCGGTTCTTCGTAAATCATGCACATAAGCCCGAAGGCATCCGCGCAATGCGATGACCAATCGTGGTCAGGGCCAAGGCCAATTTCACGCTTATCGCTGCGCTTCTCGTGATAGAAGCCGAGCGTGTCAATTCCAGCCGCGCACGTCGCCTCATTAAACCATATACGCGGGAACAGCCGCCGCGCAGCTTCAACGCGCAGCATCTCCGCGCCGTGCCCGTGGTTCTTCACCGGCTCCGGGCAATCGAAACCGGCATCGCGAACATGCTCAAAAAATCGCATGCCGGTAACATTATTCGTATTGTTGCCATCGTGCGGGAGATGGCAAATCGCCTTTGACCACCCGCGCGCTCGCATCTCGTTAATGTGATAGGCAAGGGTCTGCCCCTGCCCTTCCATATAATCGAGCATGCGTATCTCGCGCCCGACCCATTGGCCAATCCATATCGCCATAGCGTCGGCGTTCCGGCCCGCTCCCCCAATGTCCCAGAACGCGCGGACGGGCAATAACGGATCGGCGGCAACGCGCCCGATACGCCCCTCTTGCCGCGCAACCGCTAAGCACTGTGCAAAATACGCGCCCTCAATCGCCCGCGCGTAATCGCCATCCCACGTGTGCGCGTAACGATCTGGGTACTGCTTCAAGTCAAGTTGACGTTCGTCTTCTAAAACGGAAGGAAACCATGGGTTGTCGGACCAATTCGCGCGAACAACGATTGCTTTATCAGGCGTCTTGAAGCGTAGAAATTCATCAATCGCATCTGATTTGCGCCTGGGATTCCAGCTCGCCCAAATCTCGCTATCTTCATCGCGGATGGTCGGGCGTAATAGCGCCAGGCTTCGATGAGAGAACGATTGCGCCTCTTCGATCCAAGCGCGCTTGAAGCCCTCGAATGACTTAACGCTTTCGCTCGTGTGATCCTGCATGCCCTGGAAAATCATAATACCATCGCCAGGCGTTTCTATCTTATCGAGAAAAATCTTAAACGCGGACGATACGCCTAGAGCCTTGATCTTATCTTCAATCAATCGCTTCGACGATTGCGCCAAGCTCTTTTGAACTTCGCGAATGCAGATCGACCGGAGCCCTTTGTGATAAAGGCTATCTTCGATAAGCTGTTCCGCGAAAAAATGGCTCTTGCCCGATCCGCGCCCGCCATACGCGCCTTTGTACCGCGCCGGTTCGAGGAGTGGGACAAATACCCTAGGAATTTTTCGGCGTAACTTCAGCCGGGGCGGCTTCGGTGAGGCCGATAATTCCGCTGTTTCCCTCGATAATTCCGTGGCCAGGGTCAACGATTACCCTTTCGATTGTATGCAGGTGCTCAATTGGGTTATCTGCATCGCCTGAAACCGTAATAGCGTTTAGATCGGGAATTGTTTTCTTAAGCAGAATTTCGATAGCGCGAACTTGCACAGGCGTTAACTCTACGTGGCCGTGTGCGCAATCTTCTAGGCGACGCAGTAGTTGGGTAGTACCTATACGCTCTCTTGTTTCTGCATGGTGCCATTTATGGCGACGGTCACGCATTGCTTATCCTGTTTTTACGATAAGAGGCTTAAGCGCTTAAGTGCTTAAGTGCTTATCTTATCTGCAAGCGTTAATGATAGGGCAAATTTTATTAGTGTAATACGCTACGGGTTTAATAAGGCTTAGGAACCTTGTCCATGTTAAATGGGTAGCGACATATGCAGGGGTGTATTATTCAACTAACGTATTAGCGCTTGGGATTTCTTGATCGGGTTTTGATTGTGCACGCTCTTGGCGTATAGCATTGCGCCTAGCAGCTGCGGCTTTGGCTTTATCCGATCCCGGCGGGGTATGGCACAGGTTAGCCGGAAGCATCTTGTATCCCATGCCCCATACGGTTTCTATGCCCATGGGATGATTAGCCGCTTTGAGCTTAGAGCGGATTTTTGAAATCCAAACATCGACAATTTTGATCTGCGGGGGATTATTGGGCCGGAGCGAATAGATTGCATCGTAAATTGCATTGCGCGTTACGAGCTGGCCATTCGTGCGGCGTAGCATTTTGGCTATGATGCTTTCGTCTTTCGTTAAGCGAAAATCATGCCAGGGATAAGCATCCGGCTTCGGTTCCGCCGCTTCAAGAACGATTGTCCTAAGCGCGTCGGTAATCGAGATTGCGTCCCGGCGATGCTCCGGGCTCATGCGGGCGACGGCTAGCGTATCGCTCAATTCTGAAATGAGCGAATTAACCGCTCCGGCTGTTGCCGGATCGATATTGCGATCTGTCATGGGGGGTGCGGCCTAAAAGATTGCGCGCGGATCGGAATTGTAGCAGAGATTAAACTGATTTTTCCGCTGGCGCAAGTCGCAACATTTCTTTAACCACCATGATCGCGGTCGGGGGAATACGGTTCTTTCCGGCTTCCCATCGCCGGATGGTCCGGCCAGATGCTATCCCAAGGCGCTTTGCCATGCCCTGGGCGGATAGCCCTAGAGCATGGCGCGCGGCCTTAAATTCCGATGGGCTCATTCATAGCCTTCCATGAGGATGCCCCTCGCAAGGACCAAGAGGTTCCTCGCATCTTCAAGCATCTTAACGCTATCAGCAGTAACATCGTCCGGCATGATGCCGAACATGACCTTCGCTTCGGATTTGAGTTGGTCAAGAATTTCGGTAATTTCGCCTGCGCACGCAAGAAAACGCATCTGCGTATATGTTGCCTTGTCATTGGTTTTCTTGGCTGTTTTGGCTGTTTTGGCTGTTTTAGGCATTTTTTGCTCCATCTCTGGCGGGCACGATCGCCCTTACCATCTCTATATAGGGCAATAAGCCCTATCAGTCAAGCCCCCTAATGCGTTTTTTTCGCCACCATCGGAAAAAACGGGATGGCAACCCGATTCCACCCCCTAGTTATCGTCCCAAAGGGCAAAAATGGACGAAAATGGGCAAAAATACCCCCATAGGGGTTTTCGTCCTGTGGACAAATTTTAGCTAAATGCCTGTTTTTACTGCCATTTTCGCCATATTTGGCTAACCCGTAAAAATGTATAGC